GGTAGAAAATCTTATCTTTCACCAATGTCATTTGGTCGTCCAGACCCAATCGAAGAGTTTTCTCAAAAACTCAAAGCTTCGGGTAACAAGGAAGACTATCAATTAGCTCGTAAAATTGAATCCAAAATGAGAACGTTTGCTCCAGTAGTAATTCGTGGTGAAGAGAATCAAGGTGTTAAGTTTTGGGGTTTTGGTAAAACAGTTTATCAAGAACTGCTTTCCATCATCGCTGATCCTGATTATGGTGACATCACCGACTCAATGAATGGTCGTGATATTACTGTAGAGTTCAAGACAGCAGAGGAAGTTGGAGCTTCGTTTCCAAAAACAACAATCAGGGTTAAACCAAATCAAACCCCGATTACGGAAGATGCAACTCTTCTTGAGAATCTTATGGATAATCAAAAGGACATCACCGAAATCTATCAGGAACAAACCTATGAAGAACTAACTGAAGTTCTAAATAATTGGTTGAATCCAGAAGAGGGTGATGAAGAATCACAAGAGCAACCTGTAACTAAATCCGAAGTTAAAGAAGATGTAAAATCAACTGAGGATGTTTCAGCAGCATTTGACGATCTGTTTAATAACTAATAGAAGAAAACTAAGTTGGGGAGTGCGAGTTCCGACTTTCGCTCCCCTAAGTTATATAAATTTAGGAGACATTATATGTCAACAAGAGACGAATTGGCAGGGCAACTTGCCGCTAGTTTAAATAAAACTTTCAAAGATACTAAAGTCGCTTATTTCCTTGATGGTTCAGACACAACACCTACAGATATAAAAGAGTTCATCTCTACAGGTTCTACATTGTTAGACTTGGCAATATCAAATAGACCAAATGGTGGTATTGCAGTAGGTAGAATATCAGAACTTAATGGATTAGAATCAAGTGGTAAATCTTTGGTTGGTGCACATCTTTTAGCTGAGACTCAGAAAAAAGGTGGAGTAGCAGTTTACATAGATACTGAAACTGCAGTAAGTCAAGATTTTCTAAAGGTTATTGGTGTTGATATCAATAGTATGTTGTATTTGCATTTAGAAACCGTAGAAGATATATTCCAAGCAGTAGAAGAGATTGTATCCAAAGTTCGTGAATCAGATAAAGATAGGTTAGTAACCATTCTTGTAGATTCACTTGCAGCTGCATCTACAAATGTAGAGATGGAAGCAGACTTTGATAAGGATGGTTGGGCTACAAGTAAAGCTATCATCATATCTAAAGCTATGAGAAAAATTACCCAAATGATTGGAAGACAGAGAGTGGCTCTTGTGTTTACTAATCAGTTGAGACAAAAGTTAGGTGTGATGTTTGGGGATCCTTGGACTACAAGTGGTGGTAAAGCATTACCATTCCACGCATCTACAAGAGTTAGATTGAAAAACAAAGGTCAAATCAAAGATAA